ACTCGTTGATAATTTTTTCAAAATCAACAACGTCTGCTTCGCCGTCAACGTATTTTTCTACGTCACGACTGCTCAATGCTCTTTGATAGTTTTCTAGATATTGTTTGAAGAACTTGCTTTTTGTTCTTCGTAGTTCGATATTAAGGTACTCAAGGATTGCCTCAATTTCCTGTAGTTGTCCAAAGCGTTCTTCAACAACACCGGGTAGACTTGCCGCTTGTTTTTCTAAATTACCAAACAGCCTCGTTTCCTTTCGTGCTTCTTCTAGTTCTTGTTCATACCATAGAATAGCATTAGGAATATTCGAAATGTCTTGTGTAACCCTTGAGTACCAGTTTATCATTTAGTCCCACTCTTCAGAATCACTAGAATACGGATCTTCTTCCCAATCATCTTCGTCCGCGTCATGATCTTGCTTTCCTTGTAGGTCCGCAACCGCTTCTTCTAGATATGGGTCTTCATCTCCAATTGCGTAAAGTATTTCTTCGTCGACACCGTTGTCTATACACCACTTTACGAATTGCATTGCTAGTGCTTCTTTGTTTGCCTTTGGAACATATTCGCTGAAAATATCCCAAAGGTCAATAAGTTGTTCTTCACTCATTTCCGTCACTGACTTCATCCTCATTAGTTATAAGTTCTGCTGGGTCATTTACTGGAGCCTCAGCATCTTCGTACTTATGCCTAATCTTGGAAAAGTCTTCCATAATGATTTCTAATTTTTCACCTGTCCAATCTTTACGATATTCTAGGATTTCTTCATTACGACTGTTGACGAATTTAAGTCTATTACCTTGTTGTGTTAGAATGCCTTGTTTTTCAAACAAGTCTACTAGTCCACTGTAAGGATCCATACCTGTTTCATATGGAATCTTTACTTGTACGCCTTCAAAAGGTTTTGCGTAACGTGTTTTCATAACCTTACAAGCGGCTCTGATACCACGCACATCCGTTACCTTTTTACCATCTTCATCTTCTTTCAGTTTCAATTTTTTCATTGCTACCACAATTGATGAAGCGTACACAAAACCCTGTCCGCCGGAAATTTTATCATCCGGATCAAACATATCCTGTGAAGCGTATGTGTGGTTAGTACATACCATACCTACATTGTAACTACCAAACATATTAACACAGTTACGTACAAGTGCTGTCAGTGCCTTAGGCTTACGGCCCATATCACCTTTCATGTCACCTTTACTAAACTGATCAACATCTGTTGGAGTCAGCAACATACCTAGTGAGTCAATTACAAACAATACCTTAGGTCTATCTTTGGTATCAACAGCATCATAGTCTGATCTGTAATCCTTCATAAACTCACTAATTGTTTTTGCTACGTCATCAATCATGCTCATTGATAGACGTAACAGTTTATCTTCTGCTGTGTCAACACCAAGTGCCTGCAACCACTTTTCATCAAGTGCGTTCTCTGAGTCAATTAGTACTACAAAGATTCCTTGTTCTTGTGCCGCTTTGACAATGTTGCCTGAAGCAAAATAACTTTTACCTGCACCGGATTCGCCAGCAAACACCGTTACCTTACCTAAGGGGATTCCTTTGTGGAAATCCCCAGAGATAAGATAGTTAAGTGCGTAATTGCCAGTCGAAACCCAGTCAGTTGGATCGTTAAAACCTACGCCAAGACCTGTAATGCTCTTGGTTAGATTCTTACGAAATTTACTAACGTCGAATGGTTTCGCCATGATAACTCCTTAAATTAAGATTGACGTGAACGAATCATTGCTAAAATATCATTAGCACGTTCGCTACTTGGTTTATCTTGATTTGCACTTGCAGTAGTTGCCGCTGGAGCAGGTTGTGCTACAGTTTCTGCTACTGGTTCAGATGCCGGAGTAGGAGCCGGAGCCGCAGTAGATGCCGCTGGTGCTGATGCACTCTTGTTTGGATCTCCTGTTGGAGCACTCATGCCTGGAGCACGAAAGTACTGTCCAAAACGCTCTGGATCATATGCTTCACCATCAACAGATGCTTCGAACATTTCTTGAATAACTTTAACTTCAACGTCTGTTGGCTTCTTAGGTAAGAAGTCATTAAGGTTATGCAATCCATGTGCTTCAAGTGCCGCTTTTTCTTGATCACTCAATGCACGTTCTCTACGTGACCATTGTGATGTTGAATAATCAGCATATCCACCTTTAGATGTTTTCTTGATACGGAAGTCTACACCACGTACATAATCTGTTGGTAGTTCATCCATTTCAGGATCCATCAAAGCACCTTTAATAATTTGGAAAATTTGTGGACCAATAATAAAACGTCTAATTGGATTTTCTGGAGTTGAATCTTCAGTAATCGGATTGTCAATCACAAAGCCTTGGAAAATATAAGAACGTTTTTTCCAATACTTACGACCTTGATCTTCTAATGAAGGATCTTTAAACCATCCACGTACTTCTGAAAGCACTGGACAAGTTTCTCCATACATTTCCATACATGGAACGTTAACTGTCACTGGACGTGAATCAGTTTGTCCTTTGATTCCCGCAAAAGGAAGTTTGATCATTAAACGCTCTTTCCAAAAGAAAGTTTCGTTTGGATCAGCGTCAGGTAGGAAACGAAGCAATGCTTCTGTTCCTTCTGCCATATTCCAATGTGGGTAAATTGCGTTGTCGCCGCCGCTTGTTTGATTGTTGTTGCCACCTGTGCGTGACTCTTGTTCGCGTAATTTTGCACGAATTTCTGCTAATGTTGCCATAATTTAAGCCTCCTATGTTTTGCCTTTATGTGCCTGTTGTAGATAAGTTTCTCTAACAACATATCTACTATTATATTTAGTCTTCTAGTAAAAGTCAACTAAATTTCTGAAATTTATTTGAGTATTTTAGCCAATTTGTCTTTGATGTAGTCCAAATCTTCGTTCGCTCTCATCAATGCGTTTGCTACGCTAGGATGATCTGATAACCCTTTAGCAATCTTTTCAATGGTTTTTACAGCACCTGAATAGTTGCCTTGACGGTATCTTGGATCATTTAGCACACCAAATGCCATTTTGATCTGTTTGTCGGAAAATTTTCCATCATCTTTCTTTTCATCCGAACTGTGACCAAATGTTTTGTGAACTAGTTTGTCTAACTTGCGATGGAATTTATCTTCTTCTTCTCCGCTTACATCTTCTGCTGTCTTAGCCATTGCCTTGCGTACTTCGTCTGGATCCATATCCAACTCTTTTGCTATTTCTTCATCGCTGTGGCCCTTGGCTTTAAGACTATGCATATACTTGATGCTACCTTCTTCTACATCTTCGTCATCTTCAACTTGTACCTGTTTACCTGTCAGTTTAGATACAAACTTCTCGACTAGATCCCCTACGGAATCACCAAAACGCTTACGAGCGGAAATAACCACACCAGTTTCACCTTTTGGAAACGCTCCAGTTTCTTTATCATAGAATGAGCGGACAAACTCGATAATTTCTTCAGTGCTTGCTTTTTCGTCTTTAGGTTCTTTTTCATCACCTGCTAGTTTCATAGCACCATCTTTATCAATAGTTATATCTGTAGTATCGTCTTCCATTTTCATATCGCCGAAGTTTAAATCATCTAATACTTCTGGATTGTTTTTCTTAATGTAACGATAGATTGAAGGTCTAGCACAAGATTCAGGATCTTGATCTGCTAGATCTTTTAGTTCGCTCATAAGTCCTTCGTCATCAATAATTCCTTTGAGACTGTTGATTGCATTTGTTGCATCAGGACCTACTGGAAAATGTTTTCCAAGCATTTTGTTAAGCATTGCAATTCTTTGTTTGTCTAATGCTTCATCCATTACTGAATCTGCCCAAGATTCAAATTCATCTATATCGTTTGACTCTTGCGGAACATCAATGTCTGCATTATTGATTTTATCCATAGCGTCATCCATTGCCGCGTCCATTGCCGCTTCGTGATCTGGACCATCTGGTTGAACAACTGCTGTTGCAAGATCGTTATCTAATTTGTTATTACCATCGCCTTCTGCTTCGCCTCTTAGTGACTTAGGATCAACTTCAGCGTAGTAACCATGTTCGTCACTTTGTTTGATTACTGCTTTGTAATACAGAGTTCCGAATCCTGTTTCACCGTCATCGCCAGTAAATTCAAATTCAGTTTCTCCATCAATTTCTTTTGGCATGAAACCTTCACTTACAACATCATCAAGATCTACCGTGGTTTCTGCAACACGTTTTTGATAGATGCTGTGTAATAAAGGAAACATCTCTTTTAAATCTTCATTGAACTGTGGAATAGTAAATGCATTGGTTAATTCGTCTACAACGTCTTTAGCCAATTCTGAGTCCCCGTTCTCGACAGGAGCAAAGTTTTCTCTTGTTTGTACATAGTACTGTTGACCTTGTAACTTTTTAATATGGTTTCTCAAGTTTTCAAGTTCAATGTTAGATCCTTCAATAATATCATTTGAGGTTGTATTCATGAAGTCTTTTTTACCTACGTATCTTTTGAACGCAGTTAGTTTAGCAATGTTTGAGGAAGTTTCAATAATGTGTTTACCAAAGTCGTCGTGTGGCAGTCCGCCATTAGCAACGTGACGAGCCATTGCTCTTGCACCTGCTAGGTGAGCATAAGGATATTTAAAACGTTCACCCGCTTCGTTTTCGATAAACAGTGAACTAATGTGTCTTGTTCTAGCACCTGTTTGCTCTGGTGTAATTTCTTTTTTGTGTCTTATAATTAACTTAGTTTTATCTAGTTCCTCATAACTAGATTTTGTTGTTCCATACATTGCTGACTCCTGAACTTGTTTGTTTGCCAAATATTGATAATCTCTTTTGTCTAAGTTTGACTTAGCAATGTCTCTAGTGTCAAATTGCATCATATGCTTTTTGGCAAAGAAACGCATTTCCTTAAGAAAACTATACCATTCGTTTTCAACGCTTTCTGGTATGTTTTCTAACATATTTTGGCTGTAATAAATTTTGAGAGAATCTACTTCGTTAATGCTAATGCTAACAGCACCCTGATTTTCACCATTTACCACCCAATCAAAATCAAAAAATCTTGCTTTGCTTTCGTCAGTGGTAGGTGCACCGGCTTCGTCACCCATTACAACCTTGGGAAAACGACCCCTGATTTTCTCAAATACCTGCTTTGCTATACCGTCTAAACCTGTCATATTGTTATTTATGCTACTAGAAAGAAATGAACACAGGCATCGGCAGTACCCTTTCTTCAGCATCCGCATCACGCATTTTTTCGTAGATAGCAGGATCCCAATCTGAAAGTATTTTCTGCATACGAACGTTTAATAATGCACTCATTACTAGATCGTCGTGTTCGCCTGTTTTAGCACCAAAAGTTGTACCATGTGCCACAAATGCTTTGAGTTCTGAAATTAACGGTTTACTGTAAATTTTTAATTGTCCTGTTTCTAGCAGTTGTTTAAACTTGGCACAAGCACTTATCTTTGTTTTGTGTGTTGTGTTGAAACCTTTACGGAATTTTCTCACATGACCTTTTCTTGCTGGTTCACTTAAAAACATTCCATAAATGTTTTCTTCACCATATTCATTTATTGCTACCAAAGCCGCTTCACCAATTGTGTTGTTTTCTACACTGTAATATACTTGTGGTAGTTTTGTAGTTTTGCTTTGGCAATCTTCCATAATTGTTTTTGTAATTTGTCCTAGTATACGAACCTGTCCTTGAATCGGTGTATTGTTGTGTTGCCATTCTGCTACCTGTTCAAAACTAGGTAGTTCAAATACCTGTATGGCCGCATAGTCGCCCCCCGTACCTAAACTAGGATCCATGCTTACTATATAAGTGAAGTTTGGATTTACTTCTTTGTACCAACGTGTTTGTCCCATTTTACGAATTGGATCCTTGCCTTCTAGTTCTGCAAGTTTAACACTGTTGATAAGTGTTTCGTCGAAGATTAAAAATTCACATTCATGTTCTCGTCTAAAACGTTCTTCACCAATACGTGAACGTTCTTCTTCCGCCCATTTTTCATCTCTATCCGGGTGTTCACTCCAGTGTGCTGAAAAGGCATAAAATCCATTTATACCAACCTCAGTGTCATTACCGTGTTCATCAAATCTTTTGCAAGCCTCTGTCCATATAAGAGCAAATTGATCTTCGTCACTGTTGGGCGTTGAAGTAATAATCGCCTTACCACCTGTTGCTAGTGTTGGAGAAATTGCAGTCCAGAATTCTTTGGCAATGGTAGGGTTAACGAACGCAAACTCATCACAGTATAGCAACGAAATACTCATACCTCGTCCTGTATTATCTGTTGTGGTTTGTGAAACTATTCGCGAGCCGTTATCAAATTCCATTGACCCTTTATTGTATGAGGTTACACCACATCTGATATGGTCTGGACAGTCTTCGTAAGCATAGCGAATACGATGCATAATTTCTTGTGCACCTGCGTATTTGTGAGCGGCAATAAGAATTGTTACATCAGGATTGAACATGGCATACCAAAGCAAATAACCAGCCGCTGTGGTAGACTTACCTGTTTGTCTAGGTAACATATTAATATTAAACCTATGACTGTGATAACTGTCAACCAACCTTTCTTGGAATTCAAAAGGTTGGAATAACAGTTTACCTTTAACAGGATGCTGAATGAAAAAGAAATTTTTCATAAAGAACATAGCACCTGTGTCTTTATCTGCACAGGCTTTTAGTTCTTGAATTTCTTTTTCTGTATATCTAGTCCTTGCGTGTGCCTTTTTAACAAGAACACCGTCGAGGCTCTTTGCATTTTGTGCCATATATATACTTATCTTAAAATAGGATGGCTTTTGTGCTTATTGATGCTGATGTCTATAAATTCTCTCAAAAAATCAAAATGCTTGCTTAAATTTTCGAACAAATCTATGTTTAAATATTCACTAGCCATGCTATAACTGCTTTTACCTATGTTGCTGTAATATTTTACGTTCAAACCTTTGTTTGATCCATATGCAGGAAATACTCCAGTTACAAACAGACAGGTATCTCCTAGTTGTTTTGCATTTTGTGTATATGGTCTAGTAAGTTTTAGGTATGCTTCTGCAAATGTGCTATCAGGTAAAAAATCTGGACGATCTAAGTGACTTGCCAAAAGATATACAACGTAAGATTCAAGTTCTACCGGAAGTTCGTATCCGTGTATTTCTTTTGTCTCACGAACAACGTCATAGAAGGCGTTGGTATATTCCGTCTTCATAAAAATATTTAGTGGAATATTTGTCAAAAAAAAGCCCCGCTTTTACACGGGGCTAAAATCCTAAGGTAGTTAGGAATTATTATGCAATGTTTAACGTAGTTTTAACTGTGCAAGATGAACCTGCAAAGTTTACACCGTCAACTATTCCTAGTGCAACAAGTTCTGATGCTAAAAACACAACAAATGTTTCTGCGTTAGTTCCATCATATGTGTCTGTAGTATTTGGATGTTCAATGAAGAACGTCATTACTTGATTTGTTGAGTGTAATTCACTTCTAAGTAAAATTGTGCAGTGCTGTGCAATTTTTTCAATTGCTTTGGCAATAGCAGATTCAGGACCAGTTTTTGTGTTAACTGCCGCTCCAAAATCTAATTCGAAAACTGTTAATTCTTTTGTGCCAAGATATTGAATGCTTGCAATATCTACTGCTGTTGGATGTACTTTAGTTTGTCCTGCCATTTATTGCTCCTTATTTTCTTTCTTTAGCCATTTTAGTAGCAGTAGCGTACATAACAGCCTCTGCATCTTTACCATAGCGATTCTTAAAATCACCTTTGGCTTTTTTCATACCTTTTACCAAACGCTCTTTTTCTTTTGCTTCTGGTTTAGTTAATTCTTTTTCATTAACGTATTCTGAATATTCTTTCATCAATCTGTTTTCAATTGATTCCAATGGATTATCTGCATAACCTGCTGGTACATAACGTACTTTAGGTTTACCATCTTCTGTGTGATCAGAATAGTCTGGATCATATCCTTTGTATGTAGGATCTTCTTTTTCATTGCCCATTGAGTTAGCATAACCTTCTTCGGTTTCTTGATCTTCTATTTCTTCAGACTCAATACCTGCAAGTTTTGCTAAACGTTGTTCATAGTCTCCATATGGAGTTGGGTCTTTTACACGTAAATCTTGTGGAGCCTTAGGACTGTTTGTGCTACCATAACCTGTTTGTGTGGTAACATCTTCTATGCCCTTGTACTGCTCATCTGGTTCGTTGTCAAATGTAGGTGTTCCGCATCCTGGTTCTGCTTTCATTACAGGAACATTTTCTGCGTCTGGCATCATGTCAGGTGTTACTGGTGTCATACCAGCAAGTTTCATAATTTGTTGTAGCACAGGCATATCCGCCGGTGAATCAGCAACAATATGAATTGCTTCTTTTACTAATTCTTTTTTCTCTGCATTCATTTTTTCAACATTGTCAACTGCATCTGAATGCACATTTGGATTTTTTGAATCTAATTCTCTTAAACGTTGTAGAACGTCAATCATTTCATACGATGCCATTATTCTGCTCCCCCATGACGCTCTTTTTGCTCTTTAGCAAGTTGTTGCAAGAACGTTTCTTTACCTTTTTCAGTTACTTTCAAAGCATCCTTATCTACTTTTTCACCGTCTTTGTATTCACCGTCCATTAATTTAGATTCATAAGGTGCATCCTCTGAATCCTTTTGATATTCTTCATATGGCTCACCTGGTTTACGCACACGAATATAATCTTGTTGCATATTTAAAACATCAGCAAGATAGTTTCTTAGTTCAAACTGTGTAGTAGGATAGTTAAGTGTTGTTTCATATACAGTTACTTCTGTATTGGTTAATTCTGGAAAATCTAATGGCAAACTTTGAATTGGAGTTTTTTTACCTGCTGACATATTAGCAACATCAAACTTTTTAAGTGCTACTTCTAAACTATCTTCAAAATTTTCATCCAAGGTACCAGCGAACTTCAACACAAAATCATATTGTTTTGTGGCTTCTGCTAGATACTTTTTAAACTCACCTGCCATGTTAGTCTCCTTTAACTACGTTTATTTATCTTGATCCTTGTTTAAAATACGTTCTAAAATGGCGTTGCGATCCATTACAACATACCCTTCAGCATCTACTGTATCAACGTTTTCGCCTGCTTTTTGGTCTAAACTCTGCTTTTTAAGTTGCAATTCCACCATTTTTAACTTTTTATCTAGTTTTTGGCTTTTTGCTTCAATAGCATTTCTAAGCATATTGCTTGCTGTTTCAAAAACTCTGCCTGCATAACGTGATTCAACGTTCATGCCCAAATCCATTAGATCTTCATAACTCTGTTTGGCTTTTTCTGCTAAATCGTCAAGTTCTTTATCTGCTAATTCCCCTAGTCCTTTTACCATAGGTAAAGCGGCAGAAATCTTATCAAATTCTGCAATACTACGCTCAAGGTTGACCGTTTCTTTTTTAATTTCTGTGGTTGGTTCAGATTTTTCAACCTGCTCCATGGCTTCCTTGACTTCTGGCAGATCCAACAGTTCTTCTAATTTCTTCGTCATACTAGTACTTATCTCCTTTTGCCCTGATGGAATAAATCTTTTTCGGTTATTACCCTGAACTGAATACCGTGTTGTTTACAATACTTAGCCGCGGCTTCCCACTTGGCTTTGTTTTTTACATAATTGGCTTGATTATAAATGCTTTTGCCTACGCTTTCTTTAACTGTATGATTTTCAGGTTTGATTTCAATTATCTCTGCACGTGTCTTACCTAATTTATTAGAATAAACAATAAAAAAGTCTGGTACGTAGATTGTGTATTTTCCATCCAAAGGATTTCTATAAGGAATTTTTATGCTTTCACTGGCCCACTTTGCTACCGCAGGATGCTCGTCGCACATTTTCATAAAGTGCCATTCCCAACTTGATCTATACATTGGAGTTTTTGTTCCTATGTATTTGTCAGGATTTTTTAATTCAAATTTGCCCCTGGCAAAATTTCCTAAACGTGCCATTATGCAATGATGTTCCTCTTAGCGGTATTTTCTTCTGTCTCTGGTAGTGCTTGTCCAAGACCACTTGTAACAATTCTGTTAATATTTAGAATTTTTCCCAGTGTATCCGTAAGTTTAACATCATCAAATTCTTTTAATTGATCAAGAATTGTTAATGGATTTACTCCATCTATTTTACATTGTCTTTGAAATATTAATGCTGTGCTTCTTGCCGCATTGCTTTCCATTCCTCTATTTTGAAAAAATGCAACCACCGCATCACTTTCGCTTGCTTTGAATTGTAATTGTTTTTTATTATAAGAATCAAAAAACGTGATGGTATCTTGACTGCTATCTCTTTTAATGTCTTTGTCAGGTATTGGTAAATTGCTATACTGTATCATGTCTTTTCTTACTTGTTATCTGTATCACTGTTTTCACCTTCAGTTCTTTGTACAGGTTGACCAAACTGTCTTTGTTGTGCTTCCACACCGCTATAAACATCAATCACCCTTCGTGATGCTTGTGTTGCAAATGTTTGATCCACAGTGTCAAACCCGCTCATTGTTATTGTTCTGTTGGCGGCATTGGTTATACTTCTTGTAACTATTCCTGTTACTTCATTTCTAACACCTTCTTTTGATAACTCTTTGGCATTGTCATAGGTACGTTTTGCTTTGATTGCTGTTCCTAATAGTGCAAATGGATCTGTGAATATATCTCCTTGAAGCACATCTCCAACAACATCCAATCCTCCTGCTAGTACACCGCCCGGACCAAACAAACCTGCACCACCGCTACCTAATGGACTTGGAATTGCATCATAGTGTAATGCTGTAAATCCTTTAACTGTTTCTGGACTAACTCTACCTGTTGCATATTTGACACCTTCGTATATCACAGTCATTTGGTTTTCCGCTGGATTGCTACTGGAGTTATTCATGGTAGGAGGTGTCCACTGTTGCACCATTGGATTTATTAATGTGAATTCAAAAAATCTTTTTTTACTAAGTTGATATAACTTTATGCTGTTAAAAAATCTAACACTTTTATAATTGTCAAAACCAAATTTTAAACCTGTTTGTTTAGTTGATGTTGTTCTTGTTTGTGTAATTGTGCCATCTCCTGTTCCACTGTCTATTGTTTGAGAACTTACGGTTTGTGAATTGTATGTAGGTTCAACTTGTAAAAAATCTATAAACTGACTGTCCGCATATTGACTCTTAAAATACTGTTCCCACAAGCCGCCGATTAATCCATTGTTATCATCATGAAAAGTTAAATTAACTGGATTGTATTGCAGTGCCGTTTGTATGTTTGTTTTTTTACCGTATTGATTTTTTGTTTCTGTGTTTATTGTAACGCCAGGTAGGTTAAAGTTTTTAACCAACATCCCTG